ACTGGAGTTCAGACGTGTGCTCTTCCGATCTTAGGGAATGTAAACGACTGAAGTGTGGCCTTTAATGCCGTGAACGGCTCATGGTCTCCTGGCACGGTTGCCGCCCCAACCTGTAACAACATTCCACAGTACAATGTCTGCCAGAGTCAGAGCCTCCCATGCTTGTTGTAGTAACTCTACCAGTTACGAACATCCTTCCTCAAAATTGTTGTCATATCTCGCATGGAAGAAAAGATCCTGGCTAAGGAGCAACACACAACGTATTGCGGAACTTGCATATTTTTCCTGTAACTAGTGTATTATGTCACGAACGGTGCAATAGTGATCCACACCCAACGCCTGAAATCAGATCCAGGGGGTAATCTGCTCTCCTGATTCAGGAGAGCTTATGGTCACTTTTGAGACAGTTATGGAAATTAAAATCCTGCACAAGCAGGGAATGAGTAGCCGGGCGATTGCCAGAGAACTGGGGATCTCCCGCAATACGGTTAAACGTTATTTGCAGGCAAAATCTGAGCCGCCAAAATATACGCCGCGACCTGCTGTTGCTTCACTCCTGGATGAATACCGGGATTATATTCGTCAACGCATCGCCGATGCTCATCCTTACAAAATCCCGGCAACGGTAATCGCTCGAGAGATCAGAGACCAGGGATATCGTGGCGGAATGACCATTCTCAGGGCATTCATTCGTTCTCTCTCGGTTCCTCAGGAGCAGGAGCCTGCCGTTCGGTTCGAAACTGAACCCGGACGACAGATGCAGGTTGACTGGGGCACTATGCGTAATGGTCGCTCACCGCTTCACGTGTTCGTTGCTGTTCTCGGATACAGCCGAATGCTGTACATCGAATTCACTGACAATATGCGTTATGACACGCTGGAGACCTGCCATCGTAATGCGTTCCGCTTCTTTGGTGGTGTGCCGCGCGAAGTGTTGTATGACAATATGAAAACTGTGGTTCTGCAACGTGACGCATATCAGACCGGTCAGCACCGGTTCCATCCTTCGTTGTGGCAGTTCGGCAAGGAGATGGGCTTCTCTCCCCGACTGTGTCGCCCCTTCAGGGCACAGACTAAAGGTAAGGTGGAACGAATGGTGCAGTACACCCGTAACAGTTTTTACATCCCACTAATGACTCGCCTGCGCCCGATGGGGATCACTGTCGATGTTGAAACAGCCAACCGCCACGGTCTGCGCTGGCTGCACGATGTCGCTAACCAACGAAAGCATGAAACAATCCAGGCACGTCCCTGCGATCGCTGGCTCGAAGAGCAGCAGTCCATGCTGGCACTGCCTCCGGAGAAAAAAGAGTATGACGTGCATCTTGATGAAAATCTGGTGAACTTCGACAAACACCCCCTGCATCATCCACTCTCCATCTACGACTCATTCTGCAGAGGAGTGGCGTGATGATGGAACTGCAACATCAACGACTGATGGTGCTCGCCGGGCAGTTGCAACTGGAAAGCCTTATAAGCGCAGCGCCTGCGCTGTCACAACAGGCAGTAGACCAGGAATGGAGTTATATGGACTTCCTGGAGCATCTGCTTCATGAAGAAAAACTGGCACGTCATCAACGTAAACAGGCGATGTATACCCGAATGGCAGCCTTCCCGGCGGTGAAAACGTTCGAAGAGTATGACTTCACATTCGCCACCGGAGCACCGCAGAAGCAACTCCAGTCGTTACGCTCACTCAGCTTCATAGAACGTAATGAAAATATCGTATTACTGGGGCCATCAGGTGTGGGGAAAACCCATCTGGCAATAGCGATGGGCTATGAAGCAGTCCGTGCAGGTATCAAAGTTCGCTTCACAACAGCAGCAGATCTGTTACTTCAGTTATCTACGGCACAACGTCAGGGCCGTTATAAAACGACGCTTCAGCGTGGAGTAATGGCCCCCCGCCTGCTCATCATTGATGAAATAGGCTATCTGCCGTTCAGTCAGGAAGAAGCAAAGCTGTTCTTCCAGGTCATCGCTAAACGTTACGAAAAGAGCGCAATGATCCTGACATCCAATCTGCCGTTCGGGCAGTGGGATCAAACGTTCGCCGGTGATGCAGCACTGACCTCAGCGATGCTGGACCGTATCTTACACCACTCACATGTCGTTCAAATCAAAGGAGAAAGCTATCGACTCAGACAGAAACGAAAGGCCGGGGTTATAGCAGAAGCTAATCCTGAGTAAAACGGTGGATCAATATTGGGCCGTTGGTGGAGATATAAGTGGATCACTTTTCATCCGTCGTTGACAGTTAACTGGTGGCGCACAGATTTAGTTAAATCCGTTCTCGCCTGAACTATCTTTTACATACCCGGATTGTGGGGATGTAAATCACGGTTTCATTATCAAGCCCACCCGTAGATGGGCTTTGTAATGGATAGCCGTTGCTCAGTTCTAGTAATGCTTTGATTTTTTCGATAACGCAGTTTTGCGTTTGCCATCAGCACGCGATATCGAGAGTCAACTGCAGTTGCTCGCGCCAGTACTCAACATTTGCTTCAATAACCGGCTTATCCCATCGCCAGCGAGCCATCTCTCTTGCCCCATTGCTGGCTTTTGATTTCCGGTCATCGCGAATGCGACATGCTTGCTCATATTTCTGCTGCTCAGTCAGTTCACCGCGAAGCAGACTATCAATGTGCAGGTCGCACCACACAGCAAAACGAGCATCACACCAACGGGCAAATGCAACTGAAAGTTTTGGATGTAGCCACGTACCACCACCCCTGTCCTTTCGTGCCTTGCTGGTTTTTACATACCTCGATTGTGAGGGATGTAAAATTTGAGATTCTTTCCCGGTCAACGCTTCGTCTAAAGCACGAACGTATTCAAGCGTTTCTGCCAAACGCATCCAGTTATCAATGCGTTTCCCAAATCTCTCAGCAACACCTGTGACGTTGATCCAACCATCAGTGTTGAAACTGACAATTTCACCTTTGTAATTAAGTGGCACGATATTCATAACGTTTACCTACCATTTGAAATGAACCTTTGCCGCACAGGAAACCAGCCCACCGAGGCTCGCCAGCACTAACTGGTATCCTCAAAGGCCCATTCCAAAGGGGCAGGTTCGGTGTAAAAAAAACATGCGTTGCGGTACGCATTTATTGCAAAAAAGCCCCGCATCGCGAGGCTCATTAAATGGACTTTGTGATTTGCAAAAAAATTATTTCAGACATTGCGTCCTGATGTACTCCTGCAGGTAGTTAACCTGCGCGGTTATCCTGTCGATTCCACTTCGGAGACGGTAATAATTGAGTTCAGCATCTGCTGTAAGTCTTGGGCTTTCTCCATCGCCCATGCCGCTGGCTCCGGTCGTTGACTTTGCACAGGTGGCGGCGACTTGCAGGCGCTTACGCCCAGCAGAAACATCAGCACGGAGACTTTCGATAGTCGCGTTAGCATCAGCAAGCTCCTTTGTGTATCTTGCGTCGAGTTCTGCTACATCACGTTGACGCTTCCGCATGTCAGCGATGGTGGCGTTCGCCTTCTCCAGTTCACTGGCCTTGTTATCGCGCTGCTCTTTGTAGGCGATTGCGTTATCACGGTAATGATTAACAGCCCATGACAGGCAGACGATGATGCAGATAACCAGAGCATAAATAATCGCGGCGACTCTGCTCACTGATCTATCCCCCAACAGGCTAATGCGCTTTCCTGGTCACGACGAATAACCTGTCCATAGCAGTTATTTGAACGTATGCGGCAATCGCGCCCACCATCTTTTATCCACCAGCGAATCGCCTCGCATGCACCTTTACGATCACCGGCATTCAGCCGCTTATAAAACGTCGACGGGAAACACTTACCGGGGCCAATGTTATAGGGACAGAATGACGCTATACCCGCTTTTTGTGGTTCGGTCAGTAGTACTTTAATATTGCGCTCCACCCATGCCAGCGCCTTATCACGCTCAATGGCGTTGACCTGGTCGCATTTTTCCTTCGACAGTTTCATACCGGGAAAAACGGGTTTTCCATCCACCACCGTGGCACCCCGACAGATGGTCCAGATGCCGGAACCATCGCGGTATGCCGTTGTGTGGTTACCTTCTTTTTCATCCAGAAACTGGTCGAGAATATCAGGCGCAGGCGCACCGACGGCAATCAGTGCCAGAACGGCAGCCGACAGGCCGTATCTGATTTTTGCGTTCATGGATATTTATCAGGATTTATCGGTTTCTGAACCCTGGATATGTTTATCTGTCCCGGCCTGTTGAATCAGGCAAGGAATAGTTAAATACAATAGAGAGGATTGTTTATGGACAATAGCACCATTTCTCTACAGGAGTTGCTCGACTGCATTTCCAGGCTTCGGGATGATGTAAATGCCCTTACTGTCGCATTTTCATATCTGGCATTCTCAATTCCCAAGGAACAAATGCAACCAACACTGGCATCGCTCCAGCTTGAATCACTCAACCCCAAATGGTCCCAGCAACAACAAAATTCTTTCAAGTGGCTGGCGGTATTACTGGAAGAAAAATATGCTGGTGAAATTACCATTTCGGCGGAGTCTTCAGAGAACCAGTAATTCTTCCCGGTAGCTTTCCTTTGTAGGTTATCCACACATTCTGCGCCTCTAAAATTATGGGGCGCTTTTCCGACGACAGCTCATCCCCTTCACATAACCCGGCAGCAACATCCAGGAAGACCTGTCTGATGCTCCTTCTGGCTGCTGCCTCATAAAACTCCAGCGCGGCACCTTCAACACGGTCCAGCGAGATGTCTAGGTCAAAAATTTCACCGTCAAAGCGTTTTTTGTCCCGTAACGCTAAAGTTACCGTAACTTTATTCTCAAAATTGCGGATCCCTTTCACAATCAGTTCATAGTTTTGAGTCATTGAATTACTCTCCCCGTGCCGCCTTACGACGGTCCTCTCTGATTTTGAAATACAGGTTAGTCAGATATGTCAGCAGCCCAAACAGCAGACTCCCCAGCACGCCTATTGCCGCCCACTGAGACGGGGAAACCCTGTCCAGCAACTGCAGGAACCAGTAGCCCGTTCCCACCGCTGACGTGGTGTATGACACACCTGTTGTGATTTTTTCCATCTGGTCCATACCCCGTCTCCCGTTATCCGGAAGCTGACAACAATAAAAAAGCCACCAGTTAACTACTGATGGCTCTGATAACTCATGCAAGCGTCTCAGACGATCCACTGACACTACCGGTGAGTTTAACGATACCTTCCATTTGACTGGCTCACTTTTTATGATGATGCCGGTGCATTTATCTCCAGCACCAGACTTTCTATCTCAACGCCATACGTTGCATTTTTGGTAATATCCGTCAGCGTCAGTACATTTAGTCCCACTGCCAGACTGTCTTTTATGGCCTGGAATGCCGGGCCAGTACGATGACGTAGTATCACTCGGGCTCAGTTGCACCACTGACCACCACATCACCTTCTGCTGCAATCGCCTGCATCAGGGTATAAGGGGTTATGGCCACCGGACTACCAAACGGCTGCCAGCCCTCTTTCAGTTTATGTGTCAGCTTTTCCGCAAGATCTGACGGCGGCGCCGCCCTGACAACATCATAGTGTTTAAATGCCATGGTTCTTTCCACCATCTGAAAAATAATTCTTTAAAATACCAGACATGTAACACAGAAAAAACACAAAACCATACCTTAAATAGAAACCTGATCATCAAGCAGATATGCATGGATAAACTACAAGACGAGATATAAACCACCCTGCATTTAAATAAACAATAAACAACATCAGAAAAATAATTCTGCTCTATGGTTTATATTCAAAAATATCATTTATACTTTTCAGAACATCACCAGCAAGGCATAAACAAGGAAGCTAAATGAAGTGGATTGTGATTGATACAGTTATCCAGCCATCATGCGGAATATCTTTTTCAGTCATATGGAGTAAAATAAAATTAATAATCTGGTATCAATCGGATGCTTTCTTACCTCCTGAAAGTATATTTACACTGACTCACACAGGTATCATGCTCAATAACAAAGTGCTACCTGTAACCATTTACAACGTAGTACCATTCAATAAAACATTCTGGAATTTAATCAAAAACAGCCAGGAATGTCCTACAAATACAGATAACGTATTGAATGAATGCTTTAATAACCGTTGCACTCTGCAAATATGTCCTTATGGACTAAAACAACAAAGTCCATAAGGAGTTTACTCACATCTGACAAAATCAATATAAACAGCCCCTCCGGAGAGGGGCTGGAGAGTGGCGCTATGTGCCATTGCATGGTGCCGGGTGCCTCCCGGTGAATTCAGTACCAGCACCTGAATCCGCGATTATCCCATATACCTACTCGCTGATTGCCCCTCCGCACAGGGGGATTCACCATGCCAGTTTCTTTTAACAAACTCCCCGCAAACCAGACAACAGTCAACCGCCTGAATTGTGAAGTATTTAAAAATTTCTCCCGCTAACTGATACCCGGCTAACAGTCTGGCGTTTTCTTTTTCAGCAACGGGAAAGCAACAACCACCACACCCGCCACCAGCACACCGTCAGCCAGCACTGACATTATCCGGCTGCTGCAATGCCACTCACAAAAACAGTAAGCAATCACTTTTTACCGTAACAAGTGATAATCCAGATATGTATCTACCCCAGATGAGTAATCCGAAGTTCATCCATACCACAGGTCCTGGCTATTCTGTTGTACTCCTGAACAAGAGCAAATAATTCTGAATTAGCAACCATGAACTCATCGCAAACCCTCTGTATAGCATCACTATTCAGAATAATAACGTCTCTTCCCGAAAGACGATCAGGAGTACAGAACAAAACTGTCAAACGGCTGAAGGCCTTTGCTCGTCCTGCATTGACTATATCAATACGCTGCCTAAGGATGAAACACCCCGACGCCTCATCAATATTCACTCTACCCACACCATATGAATGATAAATATTTAATGCTGAAAAAACCATTAGACCGTATAACAAACACTCAATCAATACTTAACAGAACTTTTATTTTTGACAAACATAAAATATTTTCAACAATATCCTGAGCCAGGTATATTTCAGTATAAG